CCGATAAGTTACAAACAAATAGGTCTAGCATTAATTATTGACAATCAATTCACGTAGAGACAACAACCCTCACTCACTAGGAGCGCAGGGAAAATTCTCTACATGTCAGATAAACAGAAGGTTTATCTCTAGTGAGTGACGGTCCTTCGGCAGGGTAATGCCCCGAAGTGAAGAACCTCCTAAAACATATAACCCACCCAGAAAGGGAAAATTATATGCCTGGTTGTCAAGCCAGCACTCTGAAGGAGTGTTTAGAAGTTGGATGCTTTGGAAACGAATTTCCGCCACATATTTGCCCCCAATTAGTTAGTGTCCCTTGTACGGAAGTACGGAGTTCACTAATTGGGGGGGTGTGATAGGTTGGGCCACGCAAGGTGGTAAGGTTTGGATTCAATGGGTTCAGCGCAAACTTGAGGTCTGCACGTCTCCAACATTAAGTCCGTGGTGAGCAAGACGTCGTCGCACATGTGCGATGATATCTTCAAAGGTCATCTCGGCGAGACGGGAGTGCGAAGAATCCTTAAGGACCTCCATCGCACTTTCCATATCGACGAAATCTAGCCAAGTTTCATTCTTGAAAGCGGGTGGTGATATGATGGCTGGTGGGGACCAGACAACATCAACATCTCTCCCTACTTCAGAAAGAAACTCAACGTCGGCGGCGTCAACAAACAACGATACATTAGCTGTAGTATTGTTTGCCAACTGGTCAGCATAGATTACTATGTATCCAAGTGTTGTGTCCTGAGTGTTAGCATTGTCATTAACATCAACAATTGTACGGAGCCGAGGCATTACCGTTCCCCACTGCGATTGAAACTCTAATGAGCCATCAATAGCAGTGAAGGTCGATACTTCTCGATCCTGTACAATTTGTGATGCCTTTAACGTGTTAACATCCATGGAGGCTGGCACTTGGGTTACATAAAATAATCCATTGTAGTTCCGGGGTACAGAGACAACAAACTTAAACTTGGGATTTCCACGCCAGAAGGTGTAGCGTTGAGATTCCTGAAAAGCTGGTGCTCCTAGCGTTCTGTTGTTAATCGGTATGGCAATAGCGGTCTGAGTAGCGGTGATTTGAAATTTAGTCACGTTTCTCCAGGTTTGAGCAATGTTACCCGGCGAATATTGTTTCAGAGAATCCTCCTCTACAACAATCGTCGGGGTTGAGATTTTTACATTTCCATTAATCGAATCGGAACTGGCGGAATCAACTTCCTGTTCTGTATTACTGTCGTTTGTCACAGTCTCTATTTGTTCATCAAACTGGGGGCGCCTTGTTACTGAAGCAGCATTGAGGAACGGATAATGATAATCTACACAAGTGTAGTTAGCAAAAGCCGTCACCGCAACTGGTTCAGAAGCAATGGTACCTCCCAGAATGTTGATTTGAAATAGAAAATCTGACAAACCGGCGGTAGTACGAACAGGATGTTTAGACCTCCAGTAAGGTTGCAAAGTCAAAGGTCCGGTTTTTGGGTCCCATTCCACTCCAGGCAACTCAAGCACTTGTTCAAGTGTTGGAGTTGTTCCGGGTTGGATCTGGGTTACCCTGAATTTTACATTGGCTGAGGGCACAGATGTTGAAGTTAATTTCATTACAGGATGTTTCGAAAGAAAATAGTGTCGGGCAGCGTCCAAGTGAGCAGTACCTTTACGGGTATTGGTCACGTATTTTACATCGTCAACGGTGTTGAAATAAGCAGTCTGTTGTGCATCCCAGTGTGTATCGCAGCGAGAGGTATGATTACCAGTCTTGCCATACACCCTAGAATCCACTTTAAAGTCCGGGTTGTATTTATACTCACTAATCTGCTCGTCGAATCCAAAATTTGAATAAAAATTGGCACGAGAGATAGTATGTACAAATACAGAAGCAGGCGCAGAAGCAGACAGAGTAATATTATTAGATGCAGCGGCAAAGATGCATCCAGTATTATTAACCTGAATTGCCTCTGTCAGAGGGTTGATGACAACGATAGGAGAAACGGTATCTATAGATGAACTGTTCACAGTTACTATCGAATTTGCAGGGACATTGACGTTAACATTATTGTTACCATCAAGGTCCGCAAGCAGACTCGAGTTCAGCTGGATAGGTCCATTATAGTTACTGATTCTCACAATATCATAATCATCGGCCAAAACGTTCGTGACCTCTAAGCTGGAAGCGAAATTGCTGGCAACAACATTGGTATCAATGGTGTCAGCAATGTTGTCCACGCTTAGGATCTCTACATTGTCGGGTAGCAATCTAAGGGAAGCAGGAGCTCCGTCTTGGATTACCGAAATTCGAGGTATAAGCACAAAGTACGGGTTTGCAAGCTCTGCATCCAGATTCTCGACTGCCACAGTTGTCAAAGACAAGGTGTCAGTAGGAAGTGGAACAGGCTCACAAACCGGCGTGATCACAGGATTGTACAAAGTCATATTGAGAGGGGCAATATAAACATTGTAGTCGATTGTAGTTGAAACTCCATCAGCGTAAATCGGGTCGGTTAAATCAGTAATGGTTATAGTCGGAATGTGTTGGTCAGCGTCTTCCACTGGCGCAACGAATTCAGGTTGTACCCAAGGTGCAACGCAATACACTTCATTCTGTTCAGATGGATTCCATTCGAAACCCACGTCAGTTTGATTTGCAGCGTCACCTAGGCCAACCCAAACACGTTGAGCAGCGAAAAGCGATGGTTTGGCAATAATTTTGAAAATATACATCGTGGAATAATATTGAAACAATTCCATAATGTATTTTGTTCTTTTACTGAGGTTGCTTGTACCCCATACGAAACCAATTTCTGGCAGCTGTACAGAAGCCAGATAGTCGTGTCGCATGGAATTCAAGCTACCTTCGTTTGTCATATGAATGCAATCTTGGAGTCCTGAAGGGGTTCTAAGCTTGCTTACGGTCCGGTTACAATTTGAGCCAACGTCTTGCACGAGAAAATCGATTGCTTGTTCGGAGCTATCGGTTTGCACGTGGTCAAAGACGTTGGAAAACTTTTCAGAATGGGTGTACGATTTACTTTTGGTCGAGGTTCGTTCGCGTAGGTCTGGTGTTTCGTTTTGAGCATTGCCAATTTGCTCGTCAAATATAGGCGGGGTCGAGGCTTCCGGTTCAACTGTCACTAAGAGTGTACCATCACCTGAGTATAAATCACTCAGATGATTGTACAAACAAACGCAGTCGTTCAAGTCGTCCTCTTCACAACAACAATAAATACAATCCGGAAAATCTTTAAGAGAATATGCGTCCAACATGTGGTCCAAGTGGGCGCAGTACTCTTCAAAATTTTCAGGAAGGTTTGACACAAAGTGTCTGCAAATGTTTACTACTTTACGGGTATACATTTTAATACAATACAGATAATGATACCAGTAAAGATCCTCTATGAGTCACGAATTATAAATTCGGTCTATTAGACACTCACAGGCCTTGCTAAAGCGTTGGAAGTTAATTCCAATTGTTCCGGCAAGGAGAAGATCTCTACTAATATTATCACTTATCGCACTAACGAATACCTCGTAATAGTTTTTACCAAGTGCAGCCGCTTCGAGTAAAGCTTCATCGAGTTGTACGCGTATCCTTTCATAATCCTTTGGAGAAATGTTAGTATAATTGAACTGCTGTTCAATTGACTCAGGGTCGATCGGGGCCAGGTAGATGTCATAACACTGCACAAAGTGCCTTTTGAGAAAAGTGATTTCCTCTAAGGTTTTGGCAGTGCGTTCAGCGGTCAAGTCCTTACTTGCAACCGTATAATCTTGTTCGAGAACTTTCATATACTTCGCAACGTTTTCAAAAGAATATCCAGTCAAGTTCGAGTTTGTACTATAGATAACGTCGTCTCCAAAGCAGGTAAAGGCTATGTCACGATTGAACGAATTCAAGTCAGTATTATTGGTGATCTTAATATAACACCACCAATGATACAACAAGTTTACGATACAATTGATAACAGTAGTCATAGGATTACCTGAAGGGTTACCATGTTTCACTATATGTACATCGCGTCCACTTATTTGATGAGTTCTAATGTACTCATCCCATAATGTTGTCATAGCCAGTTCATCCGAGTAATCACCATTAACTTCACAAATAGTAGTAATAACGATTTTTCCAGCAGTTTCCATGAATTCAGGTCGTAAACGTCCATCATATGCACCGAAATCTGCATCGTAAAAATCGTCACCTCTACTACTCATATAGTTAGCTAGTGTTGTCCATTCCAGTGATACCGGGTTGATTCCAACAGAGTGAAACAACGATGTCCTTTTGGTCTGCCATACTTCCTTGAACTTTCCGAAGAAAATTCTAGATAGTATAGCAGTATCCATGGGCACCGCCGTAAACAATCTGGTTTTACCAACCCTAGCCTTCGCAATCGGTCGGGTCTCATCTTTCAAACAGTTCTTCCATAGTGATAATGTCCGTGTTCCTTTATGCAACAATCTCTCTTTATGCTCAATAACATATTTCAAGTCTGCTCCATGTTGTTGTTCCGTGTTAATCGTATAGAGTTTCCGTCCAGTTTCAGGATCACGCTCAATCTTGCAGTAGGAGTTTTTCTTCTTTCCACCAGAAAAACCTACCTTAGACCAAGGTTCACCAGATGTCGTTGTCATGTCCAATGGTTTAGAGTCGGGGTAGTCAGGTCGTCCAGATAGTGCTTCTTGTTCAGTCATCCTCGTCAAGTCGTCATTTCTCATATTTGATTTGAATAAGTTGATCAACTGTTCTGCCATGTCGTCGAGTTCCTCGTGGAGTCCATCGATTGGTGTAAAAACAGTTGAGTACTTATTCAATTGCGTATATAAGATATCGGGTTGTCCATGATTGTTTAACAACAATTGGCTAGTATCATCCACTTCTT